TCTCCGCGTGCCCGGGCGGGGGGGGCGGCCCCCCGCCGGGGGGTATCCGCCTTCACGTCCAAGATCTCGGTCGATTGATTCGCGCCAACAGGCACCACCGACACCTCGAAAAGCTTCAATTTAGTGAGGAGCGTGATGTAGCGCTCCTGCTCCTCATCTGCGTACGGCTCCTCTGCCTCCACCAGATACGTGAAGGACATCTGTCGCACGAGACCACGCTTCAGCAGCGAGTACACCTGCGCACCCATCGGGTTCTCCAGGTCAAGCTGGACTCGAACAAACAGCCCGTGCTCATCCTCGTACGCCTCTTTAGTCCAGCCGATACACAGCTGTGGGTCATCGAGCATATGGTTCCAGTAGCACGGAACGCCAGACCCGCCGGGTCCATACGAGTTCAGTGATTCCGCGAATGCGCCCGGCTTGACGATATCACCGTGGAGGTCCACATTGTTGAAGACAGATGCGTACCCTGTGAATTCACCAGCCGCCTCACTGTCCGTCGCAGGAGCCACCTCAACAGTAACTGCTTTACGTTTAATCTCCATGGTTTACCCATTTCTCGTGTAATTCCTTAGCCCTAGACTGCCACTCAGGGAAATCCACCAAATCCGTACCAAGCTCCCTGGTGAGTCGGGATGTGAGCGCCGGGCTACTGCCTTTCGACGCGATAACCCGCCGGGCGCGGGCGGAATGCCGAGTCAAAACCGCCTTCACTGCCTCTGGAGGCTCGATCTCATCTGTCACGTCGGGGTCGGTCGCCGCCTCAGTGCTAGTTTCTTCAGTAGACTCCTGTGGACCCTCAGAGAGGTTGAGGGGGACAACCAGCTCATCCCCGCCGGGTATGGCAGGTAGGTTGTTGGCGCGGCGTATCTCGTTACGGGTCATGTACGGAGCACCGACCGCCGCACTCGCTACCGCCGCTTGCTCCTCGAAGGAGCCACGGAGCTTCTCCTCAATATTGAACTCGACCATGTGGGAGCGGGGGTCAACACCAAGCATCGGTAGCAAGAACACATTGAGACGCTGCTCAATCATGCGGAGCGTCGGTCCAAGCGTGTTGGTATACAGGGATTTGCTAAATTCCTTAGCGTTGCTGTAGTTAGCGTTGTCTAGCACGCCGACCATGACCGGGTTCACCTGGAACACCTGAGCCACAGTAATGATAGAGAGCTTGACGGACTCCGCCCACTGCTCATCCGCCGAGTTGAACTGCGACGACTCCAGCCGCATCCCCTCTTCGAGGATCGGTGTCCCGCCGGTCCGGGAATTCTCTGCCGTAAACTCCTCAAACATCTTCAAGAACCGCTTACGGTCAGCATTCGCCCACGCCGGTGCATCCGACGGGCGCGATATGTAGTTACCTACCCTGCCGGCACGCCGCCACACCTGCGAGCGGTGCCGGCGAGCTTGGTACTGCTCATCAAGAATGAGTCGAAGCGTCTCAACGACGGAGGACGACTTCCCTGCCAGGGGGTTCCACCCCTCGAAAGCAAGCACATTCTCTGGTGAGAACTTGACCGCCTTATCTGGCGAGTCCGGAGGGGAGACAACATACTGCTTAGGCTCCCAATACGTGGAGTAATCCACCTTCACCCACGAGGCGGGGAAGGGCTGGATAGCCCAACCCGATGGAGTCGATGTCGACTCATACACAAACCAGTACGCCCGGTTGTGCAGGGCAAGGTTGCCAATAAGGTCGTACATCAGGTCGAAGGTCGTCATGTGGGAGTTCGGTTGACGGATAACCTCTGCCACTACGGACTCACGGTCACGTTTCCGGTCGTCCCCGCTCAGCACGAAGGAGTGAAGACCTAGTTGAGCTACGTTTCTTGCTAGGAAATCCACCACGGTGCGTAGATGCGGCTGTGTACGCCACATCTGCTCAGGGGTGAGGTTCAATGGCTCCGGAGCAGGTCCCCAGCCGGGGGATGTAACCACGACTTCTCGACCCATGAAGGTCGTTACAGCACGGGATAGCCCTCCAGAGAGTGCACGAGTGATAATTTCTCCAGCTGTAGCCATAAACTAGGTTCACCTCCACCATTCGTCATATTCTGGATCGGAGTACACCGATTTCTTGTCTTCTTCATTGTCTTGTAGGCGCAAAAGCCCCCACAGAGCGAAAGTTGCCGCACAGAGAGGCGCGATATCCACCGGCGAGCGCTCCCTGTTCCACGACCACACGTCTCCATAGTACTTCTTTACCGCTTCTTCCAGTGGTTTACGGAGAATCGGCTGATCGCGCCACGAAACCTTATGCTGCTCAACTCGTTCTGCGAACTGTGCACACGCCGCTGGTAGATTCGACGCCTCACACGGTGTGAACACGATCCCCTGCCGGAGTAGTGGCTCCCGATAACTAGAGATCGGTGCACCTTTACCCTGGAGAACGATATCTCGAGGGGTAAAATTCAGTTGATTCTCTAGGAAATCAGGAATCCAGTCCATAAACGGTCGCTTCGTGAGGATCTCGACCTGAGGAATACCATCCTCACGGTAGCCAGCGACCGCGATGTAGCTCATTTTTCCATCTGCCGAGGTATCGACACCCACAACGAGCGGAGAACTGAGGTCGATCTCCCCGCCGGGGGATAGACACGCGTCCAGATCCTCCTGCTTAAAGGGTCCATCCGCCGCCATCGCTACTCGCTGGCACAAAACCTCCGCACGGAACTTGTACTCCGGTACACCTTCCTTACCCTGGTCCCCAACGAGAGCGACCGTTGCCGCGAGTTTACGCTCTGTAGGACCAAACGGGTACCCCAACGAGGGGTTTGCTGCTGCCCAACCATCCCTATCGTGGATGGGCGCGCCCTCAGGGGCAGAGTACTCAAACAAGCCAAACGTAATCTCGTGGTGTTGCGCCCATTCCTCCGGCGTACCCCCGCCGGCTATGAAGGAATCATACTCCTGAATCGCCTTACGCTCATTATCCTGTAAGCTGTTGAGGACGACAGATTTGGACTCGCCGGCGTTCGAGACAGCAAACACCTGGGATGAGAACTTAGCGTTGGTCGTGTTGGTGAGCGCCATCCACGGCGACCACTCCTTCTGCTGACGCAACTCATCAAAGAACAAGTCAGTCACCGAGAACGAGCGACCACCATCATCTGAGGCGGCATCGCACCGATACCGTGCACCATTGATAAGCTCCAGAGTCTTTGAGCCATTGGTACCCGTCATGCGGGCAACCTGGTCAGCTGCAGGGGAGCGGGCGATAGCCTTGTACGCTTGCTCCTGAATCTCCTCTGCCGCCGCCAACTTGTGAGCAGTCCCAAGAACCAGTGGCGGTTCACCCTCTGGCGGATCCCACATCAGCATACGCCACAGCATACGGGTCGATGCGAGAAACGATTTCCCGTTCTGGCGGGCAACGAGTACGAGAACTGTCTCGAAACGAAGCACCGGTGCAGGGTCAGAGGTATACGAGCCAGGTGCCAGCTCCAGCGAGTGGATTAAGACCCACTCCTGCCAGGGGTGCAGGTTACGCCCAAGGTCCTCAGTCGCTGTAGCTATCGCCTCAAAACCGAGCGAGGTCTCAGGGGTCAATTCACGGAGAGGTCGAGTGAATATGCGGGGCTCAGTATCCCCCCGTAATTCTCCAGATTCCGTGTACATGCTGCTACTTCCTGTCGGCTACCTGACGGCGGCGGCGCTCACGGCGCTCACGAATTCGTCGCGCTGACTCACTCTCTTTCTCTGCAGGCTTCTCCTCCGGCACTCCCCGCCGGGATTCTGGCGTAAGACCGAGCTGCTTCAACATCTGGATGAGGTGCGCGTTAGTCATGTAGCGCGATTTCTCCAGCTCAGCGCGGGTTATACTCCCATCTACCAAGTCTTCCTCCATATTATCGAGGGATTGCGCCTGAGACAAGAGCAGCTGCTTAGAGAACTCGTCAGCCTCCGTGAGCCACGTCGCAGATTCCAGCGAGGCACGGACGGCGGTCTCCATAGGACCCCAAATAATTGCAGGTTTGTCGTCTTTTGCAGTCATTTCGGCTCATTTCTGAATTTTTAAGTCGGTTTGCGTAGCAAGTCAAGGGTGCGTGGTTGCGTCGGAGGGGGCGGCGGGGGG